NGGCCGTTCCACAGTCGTTCAAGATGCTCGACGCGAACACGACCGCCGTTTATGGGCCGTGGGTCGCAATCGGCAACGCCCTGCCCGACAGCATCATGATCCACACCGAGGGTCTCGTTAGCACCGACAGGATTCAGATTTACTTGTCGGCTCAGGAAGACCCAACGACCGCCGAGCAGGAACAGTTCGGATCTGACATAGCTGCGGATGGCTTGACGGAGATGACGACGCCCGCTCGTTGGATGCGGGCCTACCGTTCGGTCATCACGGGCGGAGGGAGCATCACCGTCACCGCGAGCTTCACCGAACTGATCTAACATGGCCGCTCCGACCACCCTCGTCCCGAAGCCAAAGGAATGGGGGCCTCAGCATGAGAGGATGGCTCTCTTTTCGGCGTCGGGGATGCGAAACAAGGAGATCGCTGAACTCTTTGAGGTAAGCGAGACTTGGGTTGGGATAGTCCTTCAAGACCCACGGGCAATTAAGGTCAAGGATGGCTTTCTCCGGGAGCTTAGGGACAGGCTGCTGTCGAAGCATGAGGATCAGGTCTTGGCGTTGGCTGAGTATGCGTTGAAGAACTTAGGTCGAACGCTGAAGGAACACGTCGATCCTGAGAAATTGGGGAAGAAGCAGCATCAGGACAGGATGAGCCTTGAGATCATGAAGATGGCGGGGCTTGGGTATACGGAACGCGGGGGTGGTGGGCCGACGCTTACGCTGACAAGAGAAGAGAGCGAACTTCTTATGGATGCGGTTAAGAAGTCGGATAGAGCACGGGAGATTCACGAAGGCAGCTACGAGGTCATAGACGATGAGCCCGACGGGAAAGGTGAGGTTGCCGACTGACTCCGACTGGGCTGCGCTGATTGACGAAGAGAAGTTGACTGAACGTCGGCGTGCTGCCGAGCAGGAGTATCGGGACCTCGACAGCGAGACTATTGCTCATATGAGGAGGAGGGCGAAGTCGGATTTGTTCTTTTTGAATCACGCGCTGTTGGGTTGGGACTTGATGAGTGAGGACTTGCATGGGAGTCTGTGTTACTGGTTGAACGGGACAGGTGGTATGCAGTTTAGGATGATCGTTCTGCCCCGACTCCATTACAAGTCAACGGTCATTACTGAGGGGGACAGTATTCAGAAGGCCCTGCCGGACGATGGGAGGGTCGCAAAGTATCCGGGAAGTCTTGGGACGAACATCAAGATACTGCTCACTCACGAAACACGTGAAATGGCGAGCAGGTTTCTTTATGGAATAGCGTCAGCGTTCATGTCGAAGCCGCTGATGTTGGCGTTGTTTCCTGAGTGCATACCGACGAAGAGGTCTCAGAGGATCAACAAGTGGGAATTGGACCTTCCGAGGACCACGGACTGGCGTGAGCCTACGTTTGACACGATTGGAGCCGGGGGTGCGGCTCAGGGAAGGCACTATCACCACATCAAGATGGACGACCTTATCGGAGAGGACGCTAGAGACAGCGAAACGGTGATGAAGCGCGTCGTTAACTGGTTTGACAACGTGAATTCGCTGCTTACGAGGCCGAAGATCGACGGTTGGGACCTCATTGGGACGTTTTGGGCTTATAATGATATTTACAGTCACGCACTGGACGTTTATGGGGTGAATAAAGCTATTTCGAGGTTGACGAACTTCTTTGAGGACCAGGTTGAGTCCATTCGGGATGGAGTTTTGGCCGCCTACGGGCGGGGGATCGTTGAAGACAACAAGATCATCTTCCCGGAAGAGACTTCGTGGGAGCAAATTGAGATTCTGCGTCGAAACCCGATGGTTTACGCCGCTCAGTACGCCAATAACCCCCGTCAGGCGGGCCTAACTGAGTTCGATCCAGCTTGGCTTCAGATATATCGGTGGAGGAAGGACGACGAATTAGAGACCGACGCGGGTGAGCAGATACTTCTTTCGGACTTGGACAAGGTGATTTTGCTTGATCCGAGCATGGGGGAGACGAAAACGGCTGACGAGTCGGGCATCGTCGTCACCGGAACCGACCGGAAGAACCGAATTTTCGTACTTGAGACTGTCAAAGAACGGCTGAAGCCTCCTGAGCTCATCGAAAAGATATTCGAACTTAATGCTAAGTGGCAGACTCGAACGGTTGCCATCGAGGAAGTTGCGTTTTCGGCGATATATCGGTTCTGGTTGGAGGATGCGGCGAAGCGGCTGAAGACGCATGTCAATGTCACGCCGTATAAGCCGGGGAGTCGGAAAAAGAAGGAAGCAAGGGTAAGAGGACTAACGCCGTTTGCATCCGCAGCTCAGATTTTCGCTACTGAGGGGATGCACGCCCTTCGTGACGAGTGGGAAAAGTTTCCGATGGACCCAGGGAACATTCACCTGTTGGATGCCCTGGCGCAGGGACCAGAGGTTTGGAGGAGAGGGTTAGGACGAAGGCAGCTCAATAGGTATCGTGAAGTCGAGGAAGAGCTGCTCAAGCAGAGATCATCGACAACGGGGTATTGAGATGCCATTCAAGTCGAAAGCTCAAAGGCGCAAGTTCTATGCGATGGCGGGCCGTGGCGAGATCAGTCAAGAGACCGTCAAAAGGTGGGAGCGACATACTCCGAAGAAAGGCTTACCGGAGAGGGTGAAGAAGAAAAAGAAGGGGAATCCGGGGAATCCGGGGAGGTCGCGCAAGCTCCTTAGACGTCGAAACACCCCAAAGGGTGAAAGGATCGTGTGGTAATGCCAAGGAAGAGAAGGCAGGAAATCAGGAAGAAGCCGGGGTGGCGGGTGACGCCGAGGACAAGGCGTCTGATGGGAGAGGCGGCGAAGAAGCGGGCTCAGAGGGAGGCGGAACGGAGAAAGCGGGTGAGCGCGGGGCAGGCCCGTCGCCGGAAGTTGGGGATTGAGGTCCTCACGCCGGAGCAGGTAGCGAGGAGAAGGCGGACGGTCCGGTCGCTTAGTCGTACCAAGCGTCGAGGACCGAAGAAGCCACCCAGTGAAAGAACGGTTTGGTAGTGACGAAGCGAACGTCTAGTCGGAGGAAGTAAATGCCTGGATTCGACACCGATCCGGCCTTTGTGGGAGAAGTCCCTGTTCCGGGAGTAGAGGACCTTCCTCCAGAATTACAGGCTGAGCCGGAGGCTGAGGGTCAATGGCCCAGGATGCTCGTCCTGAGCGATGAGACGGGAGCCAATGTCAAGGGCCGCCTCAAGGAGTGGATACACACCGAGCTTGATCGGTGCTGGAATGAGAGAGAAGACCTCATTGACGACCTGGAGAGCTGGCAGGCTGACTATTGGGGCAACCCGGAAGAGGAAGAGAAGAACTTTCCGTTTCGGAGGGCTGCCAATATAGTCGTGCCGCTAACGGCCATCGCTTGCGAAGCTGTGTTCGCCCGGATCATCAACACGATTTTCTCCGTCGAGCCGTTCTGGAGCATCCGGCCACAGAGCCGAATGTGGATCGACGCTGCACCTCGCGTTCAGGAATTTCTCCAGAATGAGATCGAGAACGAGAATTCGCTCGACATCTATCGGTTCGCCTCCGACACGGTCATGGAGATCGTCAAGCTCGGAACGGGTGTTGGAAAGTCGAGTTACGAGCGCGATGTTAAGAAGTCGAAAGTTACGCTGCCTAACGGTACGGACGAGGACCGCTACGTCGAAGTTCGCAACGGGGCGACGCTTGACTATGTACCCGTTGCCAACTTCATTATGCGTATCCGCGAGACTGATCCGCAGACCGCTCCGTGGTGTGGAGAAGAACACGTCTTCACGTGGGGGCAACTCAAGCGGATGGCGCTTAGCGGTCGGATGGACCCGGATGCCGTCGACGACATTAAGGCGTTTTGGGAATCGAGCTACACGCACTCGGGCGAGGCCCGTGAGTATCATGAGAGCTTGGAAGAGGAAACGTCGACTGAGATCACTTGGCATGAGGAATTTCACATACAGGAAATATGGGCGGCCTTCGATGTGGATGGTGATGGCGTCGATGAGGAGATAGTTTTCGACTATCACTACGCCTCAGACACGATCCTTTCCGTCCGCTATAACTGGTACGATGACGTCCACAGACCGTATAGGGTTGGAGTTTACTTCCCAGTTGAAGGCCGCCTATACGGAGTCGGGATAGGTAAACAGAACGAGCAGTTTCAGGAAGAAATTACGACCGTACACAGGCAGCGTCTGGATAACGCGACGTTGGCGAATATGAAGATGATCGCCATTCGGAATGACCTGGGGTACGGTCCCGGCGAGCCAATCTTTCCGGGCAAGATTTGGTTCGTTGACAATGCCGATGACATCGGTGAGATAAGTCTCAGTGAGATTTATCCTTCGGGGTACCTCAACGAGGACAAGCTGCTTGAGTACTCGGAGAGGCGGACGGGGGTTAATGAAGTCATACTTGGTATGCCCCAGGTCGGACAACCGGGAACGGCCACTGGAGAGATGGCCCGTCTCGCCGAAGGGAACAAGCGTTTTGACTTGGTACTGAAAAACATCAGGCGGTTCTTCTCCCTGCTGGGAAAGGACGTACTGGCGAACTTCCAGCAGTTTGGGGACCAGGAGCGACACTGGCTCGTTATGGAGGAAGACGGCAGGTGGGTCGAGCGTGTGTTGGAGATGCCTCCTGAGTTGGTTCGCACTGGTGCCATTGTTGAACTGACTGTCACGGACAGCATTACGAACACTCAGATCGAGCAGCAGCAGCTGATGGCGCTGACTCAGATCATGATGAATTACTACACGCAGCGAATGAATCTTGCCGCTCAGCTGGACCAGGCTCCACCGGAGGCCGAGGAATTCCGCCGGACGGGGTATGCGGCGATTCAGGCGGGCGACGAGTTGATTAAGAGGTTGCTTGACACGTTCAGGATGCCTGGGCGTGAGGCACTATTGCTTAATCCCTTAATCGAAGGAGAGCAAGGTGGCGCACGAGGTACTCAAGGAGTTGAACAAACAGGATTTGGCGGACCTCAAGGAATTGCAGGCCCGCCCGGAGTGGAAGGCTTATTTGAAGTTCTTGGCCTTGGCGGAGGATAGACTCCTCCGTCAGATACTCAACACAAACGACAAGGAGAAGCTATATCGACTCAAAATCAAACTCGATGGCGTCAGGTATGTAAGCGGCCTGATGGATAACGAACGTCTTAAACGAGAGGTTAGATCAGATGAGGAAGAAGGAAGAGGACAAAGTGGAGGAGCCGTTGGAACCGACAACGGAGCCTCTGGAACCGGAGGAGCCGGTAGAGCCGGAGCCTGGTCTGGAGCCTTCCGCCGAGGAGCCCCCACCAGTTGAGGAACCACCCGCCGTTGATCCGTACGCGGGGACCGACTTGGAGGGGAAGACAGACGAGGAGAGGGCTCATCTCTATCGGCTTCAGCAGGGAGTTGCTGACAGGTTGAGGAGGGACGCTGACGAGAAGTACGAACGGGAACTGCCCCCACCGGAACCTAAAGAGATCGCGCCGGAGGAATTCTGGCTTGATCCAATCGGTAACATGAGGGAGTTGATTCGTTCGGAGATGGCTCTGACGGTAGAGCCGTTCAAGCGAGATCAGGCAGAGGCGAGAGCAGGACAGGTCTTTGAGAGGTTCCGCTCGAACACCGTTCAGTATCCCGACTTTGCCGAATTGGAGCCTTACATTCGGCACTACATCGAGTCCAATCAGGGCGATCCGAGTAACGAGAACATCGTCCATTGGGCGTACTTAGCCGCGCGAGGTTCAAGGGGTCTTCCGGGAGGACCTCCAGCTTCGGCGGTGCAACCAACGGAGGAAACGACCGTGGTTACACGACCAGGTCCAACAGCACCTCCACAGCACAGACCATCGAGTGCGCCGCTTGAAGAGAAGGTTGAGAAGAAGCGGCCATTGACTGAGGAGGAACGTGAAGTAGCGAAGGCGCAGGGGCTCACGCATGATCAATACCGTAAGTATCGAGACGAGGGCCATGAGGACGAGAGGGGTCGGGGTACGATTGTGATGGAGAGGGAGGATTAAAATGACGGAGCCGAAGAAAGTCAGCGACAAGGCCGAAGATCAGGCCGAGGAACAGAAGACCTTCGACTCCGTGGTGTCGGAAGTGGAAGGGGCTGAGAAGGTTGAAGAAAGCCCAACTCCGTCGGGTAAGGGTATCCCTGAGCCGAAGTCAGAAGCCGTCAGCGGCAAAGGCGAGCCAGCGGCTACGCCGAAGGTTCCGACCGTCAAACCTGCGACCGCTCCGCCTCCCCTAATCACGGACACGGACGTTGCTGATGAGAAGGTGGTGACGGCGGACCCAGGGGTAGCGGCAGAGTTCGTGGAAATGTCGAGTGAAGAGGCAAAGCTGAGTGTCGCCGACCGAAGGGCACGGATCAGTCAGGCACTGAGTCGAGGACTCGTCAACGACTGGCTGGCCGTGACCGACGCCCCACCGGACATTAGGTGCGTTTGGGTGAGGGAACGCCGTGAGGATATCGCAAGGCGGCGTTTGTTGGGCTACGAGCTTGAAATGAGGTACGGAGAACAGTACATCGATCACGCACGGGGCGACAGCGTACGCAGGTTCGGCGACTGCGTACTTATGTCGACTCCGATGGACAACTACCACTTTATCTTGGAGGTGGAGGCCGAAAGAAAGAAGCAGATTCACGACGCAGGGCAACGGGAGTTTATGGAGGGAACTCCAGAGGTTCCCGGACTCTCTGTGTTTGACGATTCGGAGGAAATTGGTCCTTCGTTAACATAAGGAGACTGCCAGATGCCTTGGCCTATGCAAGCGAGCATTCGCCCGGCTGACGGTGTACCGCAGATCCTCGGTTACTCGGTAGCTTCGGGGGAGACGTTCTACAAGGGCGCTCCAGTGACCCTTGATGGAAGCGGCAACCTCGAAGAAGTCGATACCGACGACGTAACGGGAATCCTGGGAATCGCGACTATGGGAGCAACTGTCGCCGGAACCCCTGATTGGGGTGACGAGGTCCCCGTTGAGATCGCTGACGACCCAACGATCTTCCAGAGTCAGGTTCACAGCTCTGCTGCGATTCTGACGAGTCTGGCGAACGTGGTCGTCGGTGCTCGGTACGGCATAGTGAAGCTGTCGAACTACTGGTACATCGATTACGATGACACGTCGAATGTTGTTGCCGAAATCATGAGTAAGGATGAGGACAACAACATAGTATTCTTCAAGTTCATCGGAACAGCAAGGGTGGACGGCTAGAGCAGTCCCGGTGATTTGTAATCGTTACAAATCACGAACCTCTCACAAGGGAGTTAGCACATGATAGTCCGAGGTGCATTTAACGCCCTCCTGAGGCCGGGACTGCGACGGGATTTCCGCGATGCCTACGACTCTCACCCAGAGGAGTTCAGTCAGTTCCTCAACGTGGGAGAGCAGGAGAAAGCGGAGATCGAAGCAGTAACGGTCGGCGGAACTCCTCGAATGGTCAATGTGGGTGAAGGTGAGCCTACGCCTCACATCGACCCGGTTATCGGTACTCTGTATCGGTACACTGACCTGATCTACAAGTTGGGCTTCATGGTTTCGCAGGAGATGATGGAGGACGACCTTTACGGAAAGGCAGATCAGCACGCGAAGTTCCTCGGAGAGAGTGCGAGGGTGACCCAGGAATATCGGGCCGCTGCGTTGCTTGACGACGCCTTTTCGGGTAGTATTTTCACTGGAGATAACGCAGAGGCTCTGTGTATCTCCACTCACACACTAATCGGGAGCGCATCGACTGGATCGAACGTGCTGACGACGGCGACTCAGCTCAGTGTCACGGGCATGCAGTCAATGTTTGACATTGCAGGTGCGATGGTCAACCAGCGTGGTTTCCCGATGCCTTCGACGCTCGATCTAATCGTCTGTGACATCGCGGACGAGTGGGTTGCCATTCAGCTGACGAAGAACCCTGACGAACCTTACACGACTGACCGGAACATAAACGCTATCCGGACGAAGAGGGCGAGTCTTGGCTACATGGTGAGCCACTTCAAGACGCAGAACGACGATTGGTTCGGGTTTGACAAGAGGCTTCAGGATGCTCACTTTGCATTCAGAGTGAAGCCTGAGTTTACTGACGGCATGGACGACAACACCGGGGCGGCATATTTCAGGTGCCGTCAGCGTATCAACGTGTACTTCCACGATTGGCGTGGGGTATTTGGTACTAACCCTTAATCAAGGAGGTACTCAATGCCTATGCCAAAAGAAGGAACACACACAGGTTGGCCGCTTCTTGTTGGGGCCTCGAAGTACGGTGACTACAAGCAGTGGTACGACGAGCAGAGTTCGACTCAGCTTCACCAGCTCGGAGCCAAGTTGGTGGTGGATGATGGCGGAGGGGAAATGGTCTTCCGTTATGCTCACATCGCCGCCAATGCCGCTTCTGCTTGGCGTGGTCGAGGAATGTCCAACTTGGGCTTGTACGGCGACGACGGAACACTCGGAGCCGACAATGGATTCCTGTACGCGGCTACAATAACGGAGGCGGCGGCTGGTGCAACTGAGATAACCGTTACCCTCAGTGGCGCTGGTGGAAGCAACAACATAACGTGCGCTGAGAACGAACTTGCCGGTGGTTACATCGTTATCATGCCCGCCGTTTGGACGGGCTGGATCGGTGGTAGGATCAGGTCGAACACGGCAGCGGTGGCAGGTGTAATGACCGTTACTCTCGTTGAGGGTATTCAGGACGCCTGTGCTGCTGCGAGCCCTACCAGGCTCACGTGGAATCCATACGCATACGTTGGAACTCCGTTGACTAACGGTTCCGCGTGGCGTTGGACTTCGGTCGTTGGGTGTCTTAACCTTAACGCAACCGTCGACTATTACGTCTGGCTCCAGACCTGGGGACCGTATGTGGCTCAGACAAGCGCGTATGGGACTTACGACATCGGAAGGGGAACGCATGACCGAAACGTCTTCTTCGATGGGTACGGTGGGTTCATGAGTAGCGCCTACATGGTGGCCAATGGGCACCCGGCTGAGAATTACCAGCGAGCGGGGTTCGTGCTCGCCAACACCTACGCGCCCACTGAGACCCTGTCGTGGATGCCACTGGTGATGTTGCAGATCAGTCCATAGTAGCGAAGTCAAGTAAGGGGGAATAAACGATGAGGAGAAAGGCGCTCATAATCGGGGTCCTGCCATCTCCATTCGAAGGACCCTGGATACCGTTGGGGAGTGGTGAGAGTTGGGTGTATAAGCCGCAGGTCGACTACGATGGTAAGGTAGTCATCGACGTCTTGTGCAACGGCTCCACCACTCGCCATAGGTTGAGGGGGGAAGAAATCAGAATCAACGGCGATAAGGCCCGCGCGGTCGTGGTGACTGACGTTGAGGGCGTTCGCATAGTAACGGTGAATATCTATGGCTGAAATAAACTGGAATGAGTTGACGTACTTTTCGCGGGACGACTTTGATCATCCTGATGAGATGGACTCACAGCTTCTGAATATGCTCGACGTGGCGAGAAGCATCGCGGGAGTGCCGTTTGTTATCAACAGTGACTTTCGGACTCCTAAAGAGAACGAAGCCGCTGGTGGGAAGCCCCACAGTGCCCACTTGAAGGGGTTAGCCGTCGACATCTCTGCACCGAATAGCCGAGCTAGGTATAGAATTCTCAAGGGCTTATATGCGGCCAAGTTTGAGCGGATTGGCCTGGGAAAGACCTTTATTCATGCTGACATTGACGAGGACTTAGACCCAGAAGTCTGCTGGCAGTATTGATGGAGGAAGGTTAGATGGCGAACACAGCACTTAGCGCATTTCGCACAGACTTGCAGTCAGCGTTGGGGAACCGGGGCCTAGCAAACGCGACCCTCGACCGCTTCATCAACTATGCCTATCTCGATATTGTGGGTGGGGTTGACTTCGCAACCTTCGACGCCACTGGTGATATCAGTGTAACTGCGGGTGACGCCGTCTACGACGTGCCAACAGGGGCACTGGTGGTTCAGTCGGTCTTTGCGGCTGGAGCAGCAGCCGACACTCTGCTTGAGTTCATCACGAAGGAGGAATACTATCGTCGGGACCGCACAACGCAGGGGACACCGGCCTACTGGACACGAATAGGCGATGAGGTTTTCCTTGTGCCGACCCCCAATGGAACGGACACACTGACCATCCTCTACAAGAAGTCCCCGACGAAGCTGAGCGCGACGGACTCCACGACGGAGATTCCTGAGATTTGGGATCCAGTCGTGTGGCTGCTGGCGTGTCACTACGGGTTCTTGGCTCATGGCGAAGAGGACCGGGCGATGGTCTTTTTGCAGAGGGCGTCGGTCTACATTCAGACCAAGATTACTGAGGCCGAATACTACGCACAGAGCCTTGCGCTTGGGGCGAGTCAGGCTCCGGCACAGAGGCCTCAGTTGGGAGCCGGGAAGGTTTCGGGAGAGGACTAAGGAGCGAGTAGAGGATGCCTGTTTACACCAACGGGTCTGATACCTTCCTAGTCACGGTAGGAAGCTCGAACAGGCATGCGCACTTAACTAGCCCTGCTGGTCTTGAGGCGCTGCTGGCGAGCGGTTACAGAATTACGAACATGGACGTCAGTGTCGTCGTTACTGAGACAGGCGATTGCGTCGTTCACTTTTGGATTGGGGGCGCGTCGGAGAGTCCCCTGCTGTATGACTTTGGGAACATAAGCGCGGCGCAGACGCTGGCCGCTGACTTCGAGGTAAGCCCTCCGCTCGGAACCGTGGCGGGCGGAGGTTCAAATGTGTATGGGACGTGGGTTTCTGGTGATGGGGGCGCTTACATGGGTGTGGGGGTCGATGCGTACACCGCCGACCTGACACTTGTTCTTGTCGCCATCGCTTTGACGTCGCCGAACGGTGGCGAGGAATGGAGGATTGGGAGTTCTTACAACATCACGTGGAGCGATGATTACGGCGACACTGTTACGATTGCTCTTTACAAAGGTGGGGTGCTCGACTCGACGATTGCTTCGGGGCTCACGGCTTCGGACGAGTCGTACAGGTGGACGATCCCCGTGACGGTTAGGTCTGGCTTCGACTACCGGGTTCGAGTAACGGAGGACGTTACAGGGTTCTATGACGAGAGCGATGCGGACTTCACCATCGCCGAGGAAGGAACGACCGAGACCGCCATTGGGTGTTTCCTGCTTGGAGACGATTGGGATTCGCCGGAGAACATAATTGTCCTCAACGGAAACGAGGCAAAGGCGACGGCAGCATTGAAGGCACTGGTTGCGACGTGCTTCACTCAAGACCTCAAAGCTGCCATTCCACCGGGTACGAGGCTCAAAGGGTTTTGGGTCAGAGTTAGAGGAAGCACGCATTGGGACACGGAGCCGGACACGCATGACCTAATTTTACGGTTTCGGGATAGTGACGGGTATGTCGGCAAGGCGTTGATCGGAGGGAAGAACACGTATTGGTGTCCGACGTGTGGGTGGACGTGGGGGGACAATCCGGGAGCGGTCTGTCCTCAATGTGGAGAGGCTACGGAGTCTCACCCCCTCACCGGGACGTTCGACTACATCTTCGGTGGGACGGACATTGGGTTGTCTGGTGAAGCGGGCCGCTACATACTGCCGCTCAATTTCTGCGTCGTGACTGACCCTGGCTTCGGTATCGAGTTTATGGTACGTAGTTCGGGAACGGTGGACATTGATAACACGATAGGCATAGACCACGTGACGGTCATGGCCTTCTACGAGGAGTAGTTATGGGAACCTGGACACTGGACACCTTTCGAAGAGAGCTTCAATCCGCTCTTGGAAACTTGGGAAAGGGGAACATCTGGCTCGACCTGCGGATCAATTCGGCGTACGATGAGGTCTGTGGAGCAATCGAGTTTGCAGGTTTGAAGACCTCGGCGACGTTCGTCACGGTCGACGGAATAGCGGCCTACGACCTTGAGGATGACCTCGTTGGAATCCTGTCCGTTGTCGATCAAACGAATGACAGGCGATTGACGCGGATGGAGTTTAAGGACTACTGGGGCAGGAATCCTGACTCCGACGTTGAGGGCGAACCGACGGAATGGGCGCGGAATGGGAGTTGTGTCTACCTCTGGCCGACGCCGGATACGGACGACGAGTCGTTCAGGGTCGTTTATCTCAAGCAGCCCGATCACCTCAGCGTAGGGACAGCAGTGACGGTCATTCCTACGACGTGGGACTCGGCAATCTACATGCTCTCTGTCCACTATGGCTGCTTGGCGCTGGGCAACGAAGAGAAGGCCGGGTTTTGGGCTGCGCGAGCGTTTGCCTACATGAAGTCGCGTAAG